ACGGCACCGGGTACGCGCCCACCGAACTCAACCGGTTGTGTGAGAAATATGACGCGCCGGTGGTGATCGACGCGCGCGGCACCGCCGCCGATTTGTCCGACAGGTTGCACCATATGGCAGACGACGCTGGCGACCCGTTGTTGCGGTTCGTGGACATGGACGCCGCCGACTACCTGACCATCGGCCAGAGTTTCGTCGCCGGTCTGGCGAATAAGGCGGTTACTCACGCCGCCGACGCTGAGTTGGACGCCAGCGCCGCGAACTCGGCGCGCAAATGGGCCGGCGACGCATGGCGGGTGAGCCGCCGTGGCAGCACCGGCCTTACATCACCGTTGGAAAGCTGCATGTTGGCCGCCTGGGGAGCAGCCCACAGGCCGGAGGAAACGGGGCCGCTGCAAATCTACTAGCCGGTGGCGTTCGGCGTTGCATGGCGGCACTATGCGGCGTTCGGCGTTGCATGACGGCACTATGCGGCGTTGGGCGGCGGGCTTGTGGCGGGTTTGGCGCTTGGCGGTGATACTTGGCCGCATGAGCATTTGGGAGCGTGTGAGAATGGCGGGCCGCGTGCTGACGCGCGGCGCTGACGCTGGCGTGCCGGACGGCATCAAACCACCGGCACGCTTGGCTGACTGCGACCCGTTGAGCCTCTCAACCGTGTTCCGTGGCGTGCAGGTGCTGCAAACCGCTATCACGGGTTTGCCTATCCATGAAATCAGGGGTGGCGTGAAGCTCGATACGGTTTCGTCCATCGTGCTTCAGCCGGACGTGAACCGTAGCCGCCGTGACTTCCTCGCGGACATGGTGGCAAGCATGGTGCTGGACGGCAACGCTTTCGTGCGTCTTGTGTGGTTCGGCGGCGAGGTGGTGTCGTGCGAGGTGCTGCCACCGTCGCTTGTGACCGTGAGCGACGATGGAACCGACCCCGCCTCTCCGAAACTCCGCTATTCCTATCTTGGGCATGATTACACGTCTGACCAGATCGTGCATTGCAAGTTTTTGAACGTGCCTGGCCGGTTGCGTGGGCTTGGCCCAATCTCGGCGGCGCGTGAGGAGGTGGAGGCCGCGCAGATGGCCCGAACCTACAAGGCCAGGTTCTACAGCGACGGCAGCAACCTCAAGGGCTATTTGCAGACCGAGGACAAGGTGCCCCCCCAGATTGCCAAGGACGCCAAGGAGGCGTGGAAGGCCACCGGTGAGGCCGGCGACGTGAAGGTGCTCGGCTCGAAACTCAAATACGTGCCGCTGGACATGAAACCGGCCGACTTGCAGTTTCTCGAAACGCAGAAATTCGATACCACGCAGATCGCCCGGTTGCTCGGCATCCCGGCCAGCATCATGCTTGCGGCCGTTGACGGTAGCAATCTCACCTACAGCAACATAGAACAGTCGTGGATTGAGTTTGCCGATTACACGTTGGCGGCTTATGCGGGCGAGATCGAGGAGTTGTTCAACCGTTTGTTGCCGAGGGGCCGCACGGCCGCGTTCGACTGGGACAGCAGCCGGCGCGCGGACATGGCCGATCGGTTCAACGCCTACAAGACGGCGATAGAGGCCGGGTGGATGGACGTCAACGAGGTGCGCGCAAGGGAGGCGCTGCCGCCGCTTATCCCGGCACCGCAACCGGAACCACAGACACAGGAGGCTCAGAATGAAGCATGAAATCGGATTGAGGGGCGTGTGCCTGAGAGCCGCCGAGGAGGGCGATGGCCGCACGTTGGAGGGCGTGGCCGTGCCCTACGACAGCATTATCAGCACATGGGACGGTGCCGAGACGTTCGACCCCGATTGCGTCTTCGAGGAATCGGAATCGGCCAAGCTCTGCTACCAGCACGGGGAGCTTATCGGCCGCATCACAAACGCGGAACCGCAGACAGACGGCCTGCACATCACGGCGCATATCAGCGACACGCAGCGCGGCCGGGACGTGGTGGCCCTGTTGCGCGACGGCGCTTTGGACTCGCTCAGCGTCGGCTTCGTGCCCATCGAGGACGAGACCGACAAGCAGGGCGTCACCCACCGCAGGCGCGTGCGCCTTTTGGAGGTGTCCGTGGTGTCGTGGCCCGCCTACGAGGCCGCGAAGATCACCTCGCAGCGCGCCGCCGACGGAACCCACGGAAAAGTGTCCGAAACCGGAAACCAGAAAGGAACCAGCATGGACAATGACGAAATCACCGAGAAGCTGAACGGCATCATGGACGAGCAGCGCAGTCTCAAGGCCGCAATCGCCAAGACGGGCAACCATGAGCCGGCCAAGATCATGGGAAGCGAGTACCGGACGGCGGGCGACTATCTCCAGGCGCTCTACCGTGGCGACCAGGAGGCCGTGCAGCTGATGCACGAGTGCCGCGACCTGATCTCCACCGGCGACACCGGGAACAAGGTCGCATGGATTAGGGATGATCTGCGGCTGATCGAGCAGCGCCGCAAGGTCACGAACATCCTGACCCACGACACCCTACCCGACAAGGGCATGACGATGGAATACAACGTGGTTGCGGACGACACTACAGCGGTGGCCCAGCAGGCGGCGGAGGGCGGCGATCTCCAGTTCGGCAAGGTCAAGTTCGGAACGAAGAGCGCGGCCATCAGCACCTATGGCGGCTACACGACCCTGAGCCGCCAGACCATCGAGCGCAGCACCACGCCCATGCTCAACACCGCGCTTGCGGCTTTGCGAAACGCATACGCCAAGGCCACCGAAAACGCCGTGCGCAAGTATCTTTACGACACCATCGCCGCGCAGCGCGACGCGGCGAAGGATGCGAACAAAATCGACGCGCCCGCCGCGCTCACGGCCATGAACATCGACCAGTGGGCCGGGCTGATCATGGACGCCGCCGAACTGGCCGACGACCGCAACGTGAGCCTGACCCGCCTGGGCGTATCCAAGGACGTCATGGCCGCACTGATCAAGCTCAAGGACACCGGCAGCCGTTTCTTCGACCTCTCCGGCGACGGCTCGGACACGCTGGGCGACTTCGACCTAACGGGCATCGCGGGAAAGTTCCTGCGTGTGCCGGTGCAGATGCTGCCCAAGGCCCCGGCCGGCACCGCTTGCTTCATCGACCCGGAGGCCGTGACCGTGTGGGAGTCGGGCGGCCCGACACAACTCTCAGACGTCGACCCGACCAAACTCACCGAAAACTATTCGGTCTACGGCTACATGGCCGTGGCGGCCACGCACCCGCTCGGACTCATCCCCGTCAAGTTCGCCGCAACGTCGGAAAGCGTGTGACATGGCCGACGACTGGACGGCCTACGAGCAGCCGGTGAGGGACGAAATCAACGTGCCATCCGGCGACGACGAGCGCGTGCGCCGCGCCATTCAAGCGGCCATCGGCTACGTCAACGGCGCGTTGGGAGGCCAAACAGTGGGGCAGGAGGTCATGACGGATTGCGTGACCTCCTGCGCCGCCGACCTCTACAACAGCCGCGACGCCAGACTTGGCGTCATGAGCGTGGGCGACGGCACTTTGGAGCCGTTCAGGGTCAGCACCGACCCGTTGCGCAGCGTATGGCCGAAGCTCAACGCCGCCGGCGTGCTCACAGGGAGCGTGGTGATCGCATGAGCGACCGGATAGCCACGGAACGCCAGGAGCTTGCCGGCATGGTGGAGGCCGCGCTGGGCGAGATCGGGTCGTTCGTCACCGGCGACGTGGCCAAGGCCCGGCCGCTGCCTGGCATGGTGGCCGTGTTCATCGAGCCCCCTGACATCGATTACCCCGTGTGGGGCGACAGACCCGAATGCACATGGCGTCTCGACCTCTTGGCCGGCACGCCCGCGACGCAGGCCGGCGCGTTCGACCCCATCACCAAGGCCATCGGCCTTTTGGCCGAAGCCGGCCTGAACATCGCCACCGCGCGCCCCGTCACGTTTTCCCTTGCGGGTGCGGGCACGCTGGCGAGCTACCAGATCACACTCAACCCATTGGACATACAGGAGGAATAAATCATGGCAACCAAGATCCGCACTCTCGGCGCGGGCAAGCTGAACATCACCGACACGACAAACGCGCGTGACTTCAGCGGCGACGTCATCAAGGCGCAGCTGGTCGCGTCGAACAGCAGCGAGGATCCGGTGAACTTCCTCGACGGTTCGCAGGAGACCAGCACGACGACCACTTGGACGCTCGAAGGCACCATCGGCGACGACTTCGGCTCGAACTCGCTGAGCCTGTGGTGCTTCGACCACGCGAGCGAGACGCTGCCGTTCGAGTTCGTCCCGAACATCAAGGGCGGAATCAAGTGGACCGGAAACGTGGAAATCAGCCCCGTGAGCATGGGCGGTGACGTGAAGAGCAAGAACACGAACGATTTCAGCTTCCCCGTCACCAACCTCCAGCACGAGCCTTACACCCATTCGGTCTCCCAGTGACGGACAAGGCGGCCTATGTGGTCGGGCAGAAACGGTTCGTGCAGACCATGCGCAAGGCCGGCGCGGACATGCAGGCGTTGAAGGGCGTCAACCGTGAGGCCGCCGACATCGCTTTGCGTAGCGTGCTGCCGCTCGTGCCCGTCGGCAATACCGGACACCTCAAGCAGAGCGTGCGCGTCGGGGCGACCATGAAGGCCGGCGTGATACGCGCCGGCCGAAAGACGGTGCCCTACGCTGGCGTCATCAACTACGGTTGGCCCGCGCGCGGCATCAGACCACGCCTGTTCGTCAACAATGGCGTCGCCTAGATCGGAAGAGCGTCGT